GTGTCGGGCCACGAGTGGGTAGGGAGGGGGTCTAGGAGACTCCTTATGGGGGTATTGTGGGTCACTGGTGGGGCGTACGTGGGTGCTGGGTGGGGGCTTTGTGCTTATCCCTGCGTGAATTGATATGCGGGAACAGGCCGCACGCGTCACCGTTCACCGTCGAGCGTATCTGACGCGCACGCTTCTGTGCCCAGATGTGCGAGCGCCCATACATCCGGGCGATGGTGCGTGAGTCGAGACAGCCAGGGAGTGACAGCGCCCAGCGTATCAGCTCGACGTGGCGCCTGAAGTGGAACTGATCGGAGCAGGCCAGCGCATCCATGAACGCCTTGAGCATGACGCCGACATGATCGCGAGAGATGAACGCGTCGACCTCGGTGCGTTCCTTGTCACCGTCCTTGGTCGCCCATGACGGATGGTTCGGGTCGATGTTGAAGACGTGCCGAGACTGCACCATCTCGCGGTAGGGCAGCACGCCGGACTCCCGCATCTTGTCCTGCACCTTCTTCGGCTGCGCAAAGAACCATGCGTCGAACGACTTGGCCTCGCTGTGCGGCGCCGTGAGGTCGTTGACTGTGGCCTTGGTCACGCGCTCATTTGGTAAGGATGTTACTCAGCGGGCAAGTGGCAAAGGTTATGCCACAGGCCGTCATCGCGGAACTCCATCATGCCATGCCGACGCATACGCCAGATGAGTGATGAGACCTTACCGTCATAGGTGAAGTCCTTGAGGATGTGTTCCCTGAGTTGGCTGGTGTTCATCGTGCTAGGCCAAGCACTCATGGCTTCCCTGATCCTGTCGTTCTTCTCGTCCTTGATTGTCTTTGCTACCGCGGTGGCCTGCTTACGGATAGCCTCCATCTTCTCCGGCATAGTTCTCCAGGCGTTCAGGCGGACCTTAGTCCACCAGCGCTTCTTGGCTAGGTAGTTCAGCTGACTGGGTGTGAGGTTCCTTTTCATGTCACTGATGCCTCCCACACAAGGGCGTCCCCTAGCGTAAGCGCAGGGGGTAAGCCCGTAGTACCCTTACCTTTAGGTAAGGACGGATGTTGAGTGGGATGTTGAGTGGGTGGGACGAGGGGGGTCATGGGTGGGGGTACGGGTGTTGACCCTCAGTTGATGTTCAAACGCCCTGTAGACCCCTTAGCGGGGCGGGAATCGCTATGCCTTGGGGCTGGGTCGGTGGCACTCTGGGAGGGGGGCTGGCTGTATTCCCATCGGATGACCCCCTTCTGGGCGGCGTGGCGGATGTAAATCTCGGACTTAAACTGGTCGGCGGCGTCCTTGAGGCCGGCACGGCCACGGCGCTTAGTCAGGCCAAACTTGTAGATGGGCTCCTCGCCTTGGCAGCGGAAGAGCACGGCCACTTCGCGGAAGTAGTTAGTGAACTCAGAGGAGCCGAGGCCAGCGTAGGCTAGGTCGGCGACGGTGTGGCCTTCCTTGTCGGCGGAGGTCTTGGGTTTGCCGGTGTGGTGCATGGCTACGAGGACGGCGCCTGTCTCGAGGAGGATCGGGGCGAGGTCGTGCCGTAGGAACTTAGACGCCTGCTCCTGGTCGGAGACGTCGATGCCGGCGAAGGAAAGCAGAGGGTCGACAAAGACGATGTCAGCGCGGTGCTCGATGATGAGGGCCTTGAGCGCTTGGGTGAAGGTCGTGCCGGTGCTGACGGTGTCGCGGTAGATGGCTAGGTGGTCTCTCAGCTGCGCGATCTCGGCAGAGTCGAGGTAGGCACCTGCCACCACGTCTTGCAGGGACTCGCCACAGTCTAGGGCATCGTTCTCCGCTTGCAGGATGATTGAGCGCAGGGGCTTGACTGGCTTGATGCCGAAGAAGTCACGGCCTAGCGCCCAGTGCACGGCGGCCTGCATCATCAGCGAAGACTTGCCAGTGCCCGACTGCCCGACGATCAGGAGTGAGCCACCCTTGCATAGCCAGCGGTTGCCGAGGATGTTGTTCGGGTCGTTCTTACGGTCAGCGGTGAGGAGATAGTCGAAGTCCATGCGCTGCGGGCCGTGTCGGGTCTTGGCCCCCTTGCGCTTATCTGCCAGACGAGCATAGTGGTCGAGCAGTGTATCCGGGTCGGTGGCGTTGTGTGCCGCGTTAGATGCCTCACGGAGGAGGGCGGCGTCGGTAATGAGGTCGACGTGCTCAGGGCGATATGTCGACGCACCGGCATCGCTGACCAGGAGTGAGACGGTGGCAGCGTCCACAGGGGAGCGGGCCTCGCGTAAGCGTTGTGAGACGGTGAGCTCGTCGGCAGAGACTCCGTCCACGGCAAGGGACAGTGCCGCAGCGTAGATGTCTTGGTGGACAGGCTCAAAGAAGTCGGAGGGCTTGAGATCACTGGGAAGAGGGAGCGCATCACGGAGAAGGACGCCGAGGAGGTGGCGTTCCGCCGGCACGTTGTTCGGAGGAGTCATGGAAGAAGGGGTTGGGGTTTGTGGGCGTGGGTGCCCAAGGTCAAGGTGCTTTGCGTTTGGGGGGCGGGCCGTAGTGGTCGACGGCGCGGAGTCTGCCGCCGTCCCCGGTCAGGATTCGGTAGCGTGCTTTAGTCAGGACGCCCAGCTTGACGGCCTTGTTGATGTAGATGCTGGCAGTGTGCGCTGCTTTGACGCCCCACTTGGCCGCCCACTGATCGCGAGTCAGGAAGCCCTTGGGAGGTTTGACGGCGCTCTTGTTAATCTCGGCCATGACGGCCAGCAGGATGGGGTCTTTCCCCACCCGGGCATACATCATCTTTTTCTTTGAGACGGTCATTTGCTCTTAGGCTTGTAGACCTTGAGGTCAGTCTGCCAGATCCAGTTCTTCCCGACCTTGTGCACCAGCCAGACCTTCCAGTCTTGGCCGTCGACCCAGCCAGCGGCAAAGCCTGAGCCCCAGCGGGACGTGGCTAGGCGGTGCGACGCGTAGGCCATGGCGTCCTTCTGGCAGAGACAGCCAGCAGAGAAAGCGGCGCCGCCTTCGGCCTTGGTCAAGTTAACCTGGGCGAGCGTGTGCGTGTGGCCGTGGATCAGAGCGCCTCCCCGGTCAGCGTAGTGCTTGCCCTGCTCGGCAGTGGCGTTCAGGCCGTGCGCGTAACCGTGGATGAAGGCAACGGGGCCGAGACGATAGACGCCCTTCTCGGCGTGGTAGGGCAGAACGGTCTTAACCCCGCAGCTCTTCGCGGCGGTCTTGATGCGGGCCTCGAGGTCGGTGCAGTAGTCGCGGACGATGGCCGAGCCCGAGGTGTGCTGGAGAGCGACGACCCGGTGCTCGTGATTGCCCATCAGGTAGACGGTGGGCTTTGTGCGGGCGAGGAAGTCCTCGCCGCCCTGGATGTCGCCCATGAGGGACTCGGCACCTTCAGCGTCGTTGCCTACGCCACGGCGAAGCGATCGGAAGTCGAAGCAGTCGCCGAGGTGGACGCGCACGGTCGGCTTGTAGTCCTTTATGAACTCGCAGAGGGCGTCGGTGGCCTCTTGGTCGGCCATGTCGCCGTGGTTATCCCCGAAGGCCACGAAACGGATAGGGGTGCTCATTTGCGGTTAAGGTGAGGGATGGGCTGGCCGGAGTCGAAGGCCGCGAGCATCTCGTCACGGCGCTTGCGGGCGGTCAGGAGGTCGTGGCCGATGTTCTCGACGATGTCCGTGCCGCGACGACGGAGGCGGAACCAGTAGCAGTCGCCCAGGCGTTGCAGGTGGTGGTTGGGGTTGTCGGTGATCACCTTGTCGGACTTGCGGTGGCCTTTGCTGACCGTGTACTTAGGGCAGGCCAGAAGGAAGGCGACGCGATCAGGGGACAGGCCGACCTTGCGAGCCCATGCCACCGTCTCGAGGGTTAGAGCCTCCATGACTTTGCGAGGATGCGTCCTTCGGACATGATCTGCTGCCTAGCGTTCGGCTTGAAGATGTACTCCTGGTCGAAGGAGTGCGAGGCGCGTATCTCGGCGATGCTGTCCAGCTCCTCGTCATTGGCGGGGCCGATGCCGGCGGTCGAGACGTAGACCGTGCGGACCTTCCAGCCCTTCTCCCAGAGGATGTCCTGACAGACCCGCAGCTCGTTGATGTAGCGCCAGTCTGAGCAGACCACGGTCTCGGGGCTTACCTGATCGTGATGCTTCATCACCGGGCACCAGTTGGCGAAGTGTCGGGCGAAGACGTCCTTGTCGAGGCGCCGTGCGAAGCGACCCATGGCAACCAGGGCGTCGCGGTTCTCGCACTTGAAGTCCTCGGCCATGAAGTTGCCGTCGAGCCCAAGGTAGTCCATGAAGTGATTGCCAGCCTCTTTCAGCGCGTCGGCAAAGTTGATGTGCTCGGCAGGCCGCGTCGACCACTCCAGCAGGCCGGAGGCAAGCGTGTCCTTCCCTGCCCGGGCAAACCCACTGATCAGGACGAGAGTGGGGGCGGCCATCGGCGTGGGTGCTTCGGTCACGGCGGTTTTAGAAGTTAACGCCTTCGGGGGGCAGCGCGTCAGGTACGGTCGGCTTCTGGGAGCCCTTGGGGTAGGTCATCTTGTACTTGTACTGCGGGCGTCCGTTGTATTCGCCATTGGCCTCGACCTCTACGCCGACAAGGATGGTCTGGCCGCAGGCGGGTTCCAGGTACTGAAGGTACTCGGCAGCCGTAGCGTCGAGCCTGATCTCCTCAGTGAACTTGCCGGAGTACTTGCCGACGAGCATGGCGAGCGCCTTGCCGTACTTGCTGGAGAAGTTCTTCGACAGGCAGAAGCCCTTGTCGTCGACGAAGAAGAGGCGGGCGGAGCAGGTGCCGTCTTCCCAGACCTTGACCTTCTCGAACTTGGGCTTGATGAGCTTCAGCTTGTAGGTGCCGTTGGTCGAGATGGAGGTGAGCGGAGGGCGGTCGTTGTTTTCGGTGGTCATAGGATTATTCAAAGATTTTGTAAGCGATTAAGAGAATGATTCCTCCGGCAATCCAAAGGAAGACGCTGATGCCTAGGCCGATGGCAGACTGCTTGATGTCTTCATCGGTAGGGTCAGTGCTCTTCTTTTTCATAGCCCGTAGGTAAATCTTTACTGAACCGACAAGGCTAAACAATGCGGAGAGAAGCAGGAACCCTAATAGGATATTCTTAATCATAGGATTAGGCAAAGGTGATGGCGGTCGAGGCGGTTGGCCCCTTGATGTCGATGACCTGGACTTCGTCGCCGTAGGCCGGCCACTCGCCGAGGGTCGTGCACTCGCGGTAGGCTTGCAGCGCCTTCTCAAAGTCGGAGCAGGCGTAGGACATCAGCTCAGGGCCAATCTCCACCCATGCGGTGGCGTAGGGCGGGGCCTTCTCGACGAAGAGGAAGCGGAAGCCAAGCACGCGGCGCTCAAAGGCGGTCTCGAAGCAGAGGCGGTAGAAGTAGGCTTGCAGGTTGTAGCGGTAAGCCCGGATAGACTTGAGGATGCCAGCAGGGGATGCGTCCTCGGTGGTCTTGAGGTCGTAGAGGTAGCCGTCGGTACCCACACCGTCGATGGCGCACTTCAGTTGCACTCCGCAGTGATCCGTGGTGAACATAAACTCGGTCATCTCGAACGTGACCTCCATACGCTCAAGTGCGTGCTTCGCGGCAGACGCGATGATGTGGCACTCGCAGGACTCCTCGGCGCTGACGACCGTCATACCGGGCTTGAGAGAGGACTGGAAGGCTTCATAGGTGGCCTTGCCGTCCTTAGTGCGGCGGTCGCACTCGGGGGCCGTGACGAACTTCTCGTTAAGCAGTTCAGGCTGGAGCACGGCGCAGTGGATGAGCGAGCCCATGCGGAGGGCCTTGGTCTCCTCGCGCTCCTGGTTGAGGTAGGCTTGGTAGTGGGCCGGGGACTTGAGCAGCTCTTTCGAGCCGGAGTAGTTCAGCGCCTGTATGCCGTCATAGAGGACGCGGTGGGTGATAGGTTCGGGTGGGATACGCATGGTTGTGGTGTGGTGTTATTGGGTTGGTGGAAATTAGAGAGCGTCGTCGTCGGGGTTGGCTCCCTCGACGCTGGCGGAAATCCTGCGCACATCTTCTAGCGCGGCGTCAGCGGCGTTCTCCATGGCCTCAAGCGTATTGCGGAGGACGCGGAGTTGAACGACGAGGACGTGAACGCGGTCGTGTAGCGGTTTAACCTGGGCGGCTTCGTCAGCCGTCTCGATGTGATCGGTGAAGACCTGTAGCTCAGTGATGGCCGAGCGGTTTAAATCCGACAGCGTCATGATGTCGGCGTCGTGCTGTTCATAACGTCCGGCGATGTGCTGGACGGTGGCTAACGAGCCCGTGATATTTTCCACGAGGCGCTTGATTGAGTCGCGGTTGGTCATCGGTTGAAAGTAAGTTCCTTTATCTCTCCGTTAGGGGCAAGCGTGAAAAAGCGGACCTGTGACCGGGCAAGCGACGGGTGCGTCTTGCGCTTCCAGAGTCCTAGGTCGGAGAGAAAGTCAGCGTGCTTGCGGGCGGTCATCTCGACGTAGGGGTAGCCATCAAGGAGGAGGAGCAGGGCGTACTGGCCTTGTACAGTGCGGGCGATGCGTTCGATGCCTGCGGGGGTCGGGCTACTCATTGGCCGGTCTTGGCCTTCTGCCACTTAGCCAGGGATGCGGTCATCACGGCGCGGGAGATTTGGCAGGTGATCATGTCCGACCCGAGGATGTCTTCCATGACGCGGGCGAGTTCGTTGCCAGCGTAGGTGACGGCCTTCTGCTTGGCCTGTTCGGCCTGAAGAAGGTTGCCCTGGTGCATGGCGCCCATGGCGGCGGAGATGGGGTCGAAGGGGTCGAAGTCGGGCTGGCTCATTTGGTCAGGGGGCGAGGGGTGGGGGAGAAGGCAGGGGCAACGCTCGTAACGACCGCAGAGCGGAAGCCAGAGGCCGCGGAGCCGTCATCATCCACGTCGACACTAATGCCGCACGAAGTACTGACTGACATGCGTCGAGCATAGGTAATTAAACCGCCGACCTGTTGGGCGGTTAGGGCATCGGCCTTCATCAGCAGGGTGCCGAACTCGAAGCGTTCTCCCGAGGCGTGAAGGAAGGCGGTCGAGACGCCAATCTTTCCTTCCTGGCTGACGAGCGTCTGGATCAGGGCGAGGTTGTGTTTAAAAAGGATAGGCTTCACGGCGTCGAGCAGCGCGTCGAGGGACACGTACTTGGCGGTGAAGTTAGCCTTAACGACTTTGTTGGCCTTGACGTTGTCGAGCTCTGCGAGAGCGGCAACTAGGTCGGCGGTGGGGGTTTGGGATTTGGGCGTGGTGCTCATGGTGGGAAATTATTTGGCGTCAGTCGACTTAGTGACTTCACCGGCCTTGATGGTGGCCTCGATGTCAGCCAGGGACATCCGCGTGTAGTCAGGGACGAATAAATTATAATAGGTAACCCCGTTCCTCACGGTAGGAGTGAGCAGGCGGGCGACCTTCTGATCAGGTAATACGATGTATGACGAGTCGGCGATGATGCGATACTCGGTCGGGAGTTTGGTGTCTTTCTTCATTGGGAGGTAGAGTTTACAAAGGGGAGGGTTTGGCCGAGTTATGTTAACTCAGTTGATGACGCCGCGAGATGCGGAGTCAAAGATGAGGAGGGCGTCGGCGTTCCAGAGCGTGACGGTCTGGGTCGGGAAGAGTTCGGCAGCGCGTGCCTTCAGTTTGTTCTTCCACTGGGTCGTGGTCAGTTCGCCCTTGGTTCCACAGGTGTGGGTCTTCTGCCAGATGGCCGGACGGATGCGGTGAATCTTCCAGCCCATAGCAACGGCGGCGCCGTAGAGGACGCCAGTGTTCCACATCAGTTTGCCGATGGCAGAGCCAGGGATGTTCTTGCCAGCGAAGAGCGGGGGCTCCTCAAGGTACAGGCTTACGTCCTTGGCCTTGCAGCTCAAGTCAGCAAGGAACTGGCAGACCTCGACATCCGACCCGGGCATCTTAGCGCACTCGACAGGATCACCGTCAAGCGACCAGACGATGCCACCATTCACGCCAGGGTCGATTGCCACGAGAAGATGCATGGGCAAGACCCTTGTCATTTGCTCCTCTGGGACAAGCGGAAAAGATTGCCGACGCGTAATGCGTAATCGTTCGGGGCAAAGTTCCACGACTTGGCGCCTTCATAGCCACGGTTCCAAGCCAGGGCTAACTGCTCAGGGGTGGGGGTCGAGTAGCCGTCAGCCTTGAAGCGCTGCCGAAGGATGCGAAGGTGGGCCGCCGCAATCATGTCCTGGGCGGTGATGTTGCGCCACTGCGACCACTGATAGTGAAAATGCTTCTCGGACTCCAGCAGGGCGTTGGCGTCGTTCCACGCGGCCTTGCCTACCTGATACATCCCACGCTCGCCGGCCTTGCCGATGGCCTTGCGGTTCTGGCCGGACTCGACCATGGCGATGGCCTCAAGGAAGGTAGCGTCAGAGGCCGCAGCTGAGTTGAAGCCGAGGAGGAACAGGGCGACGATTGAGAAGGGGCGGGTCATACAGGATTAGTTGCTTTAATTGTTCCGCGTTCTAGGCACTCCATTATGTTAAGTTTAGAAAACCTAATGCCACCCGAGCGATATTCTTGAAGCAATTTAACTTTCCCATCCTTAGCATATTTTCTGGCTACGGATGTGCTAATCCCAAAATAAGACCTTACTTCTGAAGATGACAATAACTCATCGCATTCCTTTAATGCCATTAAATAGGTATCTAGCCAAAATTGTGTTGGACGAATGCCGTCCCATTTGTCGGGAAACCCTAAAGACTTAGCATCTTGGCGTTCCCATATTTTAATAATAGGGGGCTTAGTCATACGCGTCTCGGGACTTGTGATCCGGCGACCTCGAAGCCGTCGAGCTCATAGGAGTATTGTATGCCGACCCAGCCACCCGCCGCGACGTAAGCCTGGAGCGATACCTTAACGGCGCCGTCCTCGTGCAGGGCTTCGTGGTAGTGGTTCAGAATCTTTTTCACGTTGGTGGACGCGATGGCGGCCTTGGCCGAGATGATGTCCCCGGTCATGATGCGCTCATTGACCTCGTAGATTTCGAGGATGAGGTTCCGCATCCCTTCGAGGTGCTGGAAACTACTCATGGGGGTAGGCGTCTGGGGTGATGGCCGTGCCCTTGATGATGGCGTCGTCCTGATCGCGGACGCGCTGCCGAAGCAGTCGGATGTCGGCGGCCTGTTGTTCGATGATGCCGCGCTGGATGTTCAGGATGTCGTCGAGGCGGTCGCCGTATGCCTTGAGGGCGTTGGCGCTCATGTGCAGGGTGCGGGCGTAGGCCCAAGGGACGAGCCACCAGAGGGTGGGCATCTTGTTCGGTCGGATGGTTGTGATCATGTCGGGGGAGTGGGAGAGAGGGTCAGGCACGGGAAGAGTAAGGGCCACGGCGCTTGAGGTTGACCCAAGTCGTGCCGGTGATGTCGAGCCAGTGACGCAGGGTGGTGACGGTGGTCTCGAGCGCGGCGGCGGCATCGGCCTGAGACTTGCCGGCGGCGTTCAGCGCGGCGATCTGCGGAAGGATGGCCTGAAGGCGGCGAGCGGCGAACTCGGCCATCGGGCGCTTGAGGGGGAGGACGCGACCAGCGAAGGTCAGCGTCTCGGTGTAGGGGTGTTGGGCGTTGGGCATGGTGGGAAATTAGAAGCGGTTGATGATGTCCAGCAGGTCAGGGCCGTCGGCCAGAGCGAGTATGTACAGGGCCAGCGCGAGGCCAGCGAGGAGGGCGAGGAGTAGTTTCATGACAAGCACCTTGCCCGACTGAATTACATTCGTCAAGCACCTTTCCGCAAATACCCTGTGACCCCATTAAAGGGGTCAGGGCAATTCGTGTCCCTCAGGTCATCGGGGCCCGCCATGAACGAACGTACCCCTACCCGACTGACTTGACTATGCCCCTAGGTGTCCGTCCGTCAAGGGGTATTAGACCCCTCTGGCTTGCCCTAGGAAGCCTTTTGACGGCGGGAGCGTAAGAAGACCGCCAACCCCACCCCTAGGCACCCTACGGCTAAGGCCCAGCCAAGGTCGCGGACGGCCTTCAGCGCTAGGGTCGCAGCTGAGAGACCCTGCTCGACGGTGGCCGAGTCGGACTTGATGCCCGCGTCCGTGACGATCATGACCAGGGCGTCCCGAGATTGGAGGGTGTCGAGGACGTAGCCGGAGATGTACGCCGAGGCCAAGGCCGCCACGCCAGCGAAGGCCGTGAGCAGCGTAACCGCGAGGAGCAGGTTAGCGCTTCCGCTTTCCTTTGGCAGGGGCTTTGCTTTTGCCATGGGGTTTCTTTGCAGGGCCGACTTCCGCGTCTCCCTTGTTCTTGATGTAGCGCATCAGGTAGTCGAGGCACTCAGGGGCTGCGTAGCCGGCGGCACCGACGACGCCCATGCGGAGGCCGGGGCTCTCAATGTGATCGGCGATAGCGTAACCGACCAAGGCCGCAGTAATCGCGGCGGCGAGGACACGGCGCACGACCCAACCAACGGAGACCGGCTCCTGCGAGAGGAGCAAGCGAGCCGTCATGGCAAGGCCGCCAAGGATGGAAGCGATGACGCCGTCCTTCAGTTCCTTCGGGAAGGACTCGGGGTCGATGGGAGGGGGCGGGCTCATTTACGGAGGACGGTCGAGAGTAGGCAGATGTTGGCGATGGCGTAGCAAAGCCACATGACGGCCAAGGCGGGGCGATGGGCGAAGAAGCAGGCGATGCCAGCGGACGCGTAGGCCACTGAGGCAATCCCTGGGACGACGATGGTCGTGAAGGTCTCGGTGGTCATGTGATACGCGGGGGCTTGGCGTTAGGGGCGAGGACGACCTTGCGGTAGTTCTGAGCCCAGAGGAGGGCGGCGAGGTCTTTGCCTAGTCGGTCAATCTCGGCCTCGGGCTTATCCGGGAAGGTCAGGTGACCCTGCTCGTGGCAGAGGACTTCGAGCTGACGCTTGGCGCCCAGACGCGGGTCAATCTCGATGAGGTTCTCACCGATCGTGGCCTGACCCCATGCCTTCTCCTTGCCGAGTTTACGCCAGACGACCTTCACTTTACTTTTGCGGCGGGACATAGGGGGCGTTAGCGCTGTCGCGTACTCGGTCCCAGAGCCAATAGATGCCAAGGCCAGCGGCCAAGGCTAGAGTCCCACCGGCGATGTAGGAGAAGTACTCAGAGTCGACGACGAAGGGGAAGGCACCGATGGCGGCACCAGAGAGAAGCAGGGGTATGCCTACCTTGGGGCCGGCCACGACCATAGCGACTGCCCCGATAAGGGCACAGCCTATCCCCCCTAGGGTCCAGAGATTAGCAGACGCTTCCCGCTTCACGCGCTCGACCTCGGCGGTCAGCTCGACGATGCGGGCATCCTTCAGGCCAGAGACTCGTTTGGCCTCTGCTTGGTCTTTCTCAAGGCGGTCCCACGCCACCGTCACAGCGGCTGCCAACTGACGACCGAAAGCCATCTGCTTGGCGTAGTCGACCTCGCTACCCTTGGCTGCACGGGCCACCGCAAACTCAATATCCGAAGGCGGGGGGAGTGGAAGATATGACTGGGCTAGGCGGGACTCAGCGACGACTACCTTGGGCTTGTCGGCATTACGCTCGATAGCGACAAGGGCGGCGCCGACGCGGTGATCCGTCTTATCGAGGTCTTTGCCAAGCGTCGTGACGACAGCCTGAGAGGTCGGGGCGTCCGGCTGTTTCGGCAGCGGGTCGGTCGACGTAGCACACCCGGTCAGGCAGAGAGCGATGACCAGGAGTAGACGCATACCTTACTTCCCCTTGAGTTGGTCGATGATGGACTTGGCCTTCTCGACCTTGGACGAGTTGGCGTTCTTGATGCCAGCGTAGAAGCCGCCAGCGAAGGCGACGACGATGAGGAGCAGGGTAATCATAGGGAGGAGATGAGTTCGACGCGGACGAGGGGGCCGAGGTCGGCGGGGGTCTGCGGGGTGTCGAAGGTGACGGTGATCTCGGAAGGGCTGAAGGTTGATGCCTCTCCGTTCCATGACGGGAACACCGAGGAGAGCAGCTGGGCATGGTCACCGATGAGCATGGAGCTGGTAATGCGGTAGGTCGTTTTCATTAATAGGTAGTAATTACTTTAGGGTTACCCATAGAACAACCTGTGTTGGCCGGTGAGAGAACGCTCATGTTCTGGATTTCCCATTGAACCCAGATGTTGGTCACACCGACTATTCCAGTCGGGCCACCTGTTCCAGTTCCCGCTAAGACTCCGTTCACATAGATTGAGATGTTCCCGGCTCCGTCCGAGTAACTGGTGATGTCATAGGAACGGAAATTAGTTGCAGTGAATGTGACAGCGGTGGTGGTCAGCGTAGAGCCGTTATGTGCAATCGCAGAAAGCACTCCTGTAAAATGGTCGAACTCCCAGCCAAAACCCCGGACTGCTAGGGTGCTTGGGGCTTGGAAAGTATTGCCATCACGCCCAAGGACTGCCCGGATTTTGACATCGGTTTTTGCTGTGGCAAGAGTGCCTGAAGCAAGGCGGCAAGAATGGGCCATTGGCTTGGACCAGTTGATTGAGAGAGCGTTCGTCAGGGAAGGTGCGCCGATGATGATGCCTTTGCCCGCGTAACCAGTCGTCAAGGCGTTGGGAGCCTGAAGCGAGATGAACATCGGGGTGATGCTTGAACCACCAGGAGCAGAGGTCGCACCTGTTCCTGCTTGAGCAGCCGACATTGAAACAGGCATCGGGTGGAATACGGCAGGAGTGGCCGATGCCAGCAACGAAGTCAGGCTGGTAACTGCTGCCGTGTTATTCTGACCAAAGGCATTTGCGACCGTAGCCAACGCCGGAACCGCCGCCGTGACGAACGCCGTGGTGGCCAGCGCCGTGGTGTTGTTGCCCGGTGACTGCGTTACGCCGATTGAACCAGTCGGTAGAGATGGCGAGCCGCTGAAGGTCGGACTGGCGAGGGGAGCGTAGGGCGACAGGTCGGGATTAAAAGCCGCCGTGGTCTGAACGGTAGCGTCCCCGAAGGTGATAGATCCGCCAGAAGCAGGAAGAATTAACCCAAACGGAGAAAGTGTGGTTACATAATCGGTGGAGCCAGGGTTATCATAAGCCCGCAGGCTTAGGACACCTGTTGCGGTGACATAGTTTAACTCGATGCCAGACGTAGGGCTTGAAGGATTGCTGGTGTCGTAAGTCGGATAGAGGGCCAGACTAAAATTATTCTTATCTAGACCGAATGAACAAGACTCGCTGACAATAGCCGCACCGAAGCCATCGTCGACGTAAGAGGCGGTGCTTCCGCCAACACTATAACCACTGCTTGAAGTATTTACATTTAAGGTCGAAAGCGTGTCGTCAATTTCAGGCGCTCCTTCTGACAGGTTGACCGCTTGGAAGGCCACCGTGTTTGTAGCACCAAGTAAAAGGTTATTCCGCGCCGTCGTGACGTTTGCCAAGCCGCTAAGGTTACCCGCCTTGCTTAGATAGTTTGAGGCCGCCGTGGTCGCGTCGAGCTTGAGGTCCAGCGCCGCCTGCAAGTTCGTATTGCTAGAGACTGCCCCAGTGATGTCAGCGAAGGCTACCGAGGTCGCAGGGGTGACGCCGCCCACGTTGACCACCCAAGAGGCGTATGTACCCGACCCGGTGTGGTGATTAATGTCCACGGTCAGGACGCCAGTGCCCGAGTTGTACGTCAGCACCTCGCCGTGCATATGGTTGGAGGCGTCGTAAGAAATCGTAATGTTCTGGGTCGGCGTGTACGACAGGCCCGTGCCGATCGTGAGGGTCTTGTTGGCGTTATTGATGGTCAGGCTCGTCGTCGAGGTCGTCAGGTAGCGGTCGCCGGGGATGACCACATCCCAAGCCGCGTTCTTCCGGGCGTACTGCGATCCGTTGGACGGGGCGTCATTGACTACGGCCAGAGAGCCGAGTCCAAGGTTCGTGCGCGCATCGGGAGCCGAGGGCAAGTCCGAGAGGTTGTTCGCCTTAACCGCGTAAACCGACAGGTTGACGGTCGTCCAGTCGGTGTTGTAGTTCGTGCTGTCAATCTTGGTCAGGAACTGCCCAGCCGTACCGCCGACAGGGACGCCCACGCCAGGGGAACCCGCAGGGCCAGTTGGGCCTGTTGCGCCAGCAGGCCCAGGGACGCCGACGCTACCCGACAGCGTGCCAGTGACCGTGCCAGTGACCGTGCCGGTGACTGTGGACTGGTCAGCCGCAAAGGTGCCAGAGATGGTCCCGAAGGTCGAGGCCGTCGAAGTGATGATCGCGTCGGGCATGGTCTTAGACCGTGACGGAGTCGATGACGTTGACGCGGAAGATTTCGGTGCGGCTCACCGTCGAGCCAGGGAAGACGAACTTGATGTCCCAGCGGGCTAAGCCCAGCGCCCAAGAGGCCGTCGAGCCAGTGTAGGCCACCGTGAAGGACAGGCCATCGCCGGCAACCGTGACCGTCATAGCGTACTCATTGAAGTCGCGGTCCTCGAGGGTCGAGGTGATGGTCGTGGCAAGGAGGTTGGCAGGACCAGTCGCCCCGGGCGTCCACGTGAAAGTGCAGGCGAAAGTGTTGCCCTGCGAGACGGTAACTTGGTTGGTGCAGCTCATCGGGTCTTATCGTTGCGGGAGTTGGAAGGGGGAGGGGGGGTCAGGTGATATTTTCAAACCATTCAACGGTGAGGACCGGCTTAGTGCCACCAGTGCCAGCGGCAGCTCCAACAACGAAATGACCAGCAACGATTGCAAAGGAACTGGTGCTTGTCGTCACATTCCTGCCAACCAAATCGACTGGGTATGGGTCGTTAAAATCTACAAGTCGTAGAAAGTCGTTCACTGGTGGAGTGTTTTGATAAAAGAGCATTTCCTGCCCGCCTGATGTGTGTTTTTTCCTTAAAAGACCGTTGCCCTCAATTGTTTTAAGGTATCCAGGGCCAGCGCCGACCTCTTCGTTGTGAATTCCAAATATATTAGTACTTGGTGTCGCATCATTGTTTGAAAGGAAAGATCGGCAAGCCCGCCAGGTCCCAGGGTGAGAGTACTGTCCGATGATGTAGCCCATTAGATGCGGGCGTAATAGTAGACAGCCGTGGTCGTTCCCAGCTTGAGTCGGTCGGCCCACAGCGAGCCGGTGATGTTCTGGCTGACCGTGAAGGTCGTCGGTGCGCTAGTGCTGTCGACGGTGATGGTGCCTATGATTACAAAGGCCTGCGTATCGGTATCGGTAGGTATCGGGTCGTTGCCGCCAATCACTTGAGGGTATCGAACACTTGTCACATCTGAGGACGGGTAGTCGTTAGTCGACGCGTCAGGTCCAGTCCGCAAAACAATATAAGACGTCTTGGTGGTCGCATCGTAATTAGTAGAGACTAGTTCACCTGTGGGCGGGTTGGCCACGCCAGCGGTCACTCTGTTTAGTAAAACCGTTGTCGAGGAAATGTAATCATCGAGGGTCGGGACGATATTGTTAATCGTGCCGGACTCGACCTGATATGTGATCGTAGAAACACCAGCGGAAATTTTGATGCCTACGTTGATGAGCCTGAAAGGATGCGTGTATTCACCAGGCAAGACAGTCCACGGAGCCCAAGGCTGCTCGATGCTCAGGTTGTGGCCTGCAGCCGATGACGTGAAGTTATAGCCTGCTCCTGGATTGATTTGCATATTATTCGCCGTTCTTGTAAACGCCGGCTGGATAGCCGTTCGGATTGTAGCGGATCTCGTATGAGCACTTGAAGACGCTGCCGTAGTCCTCGAAGTTGACCTGCGAAAGGAGCATGCAGTCGAGCGTGCCTTTAAGGAACATGGTCCCGATGTAGTCGGGCAGCACCTTGACGGTCGAGCAGAAGTTATTGCTACCAGAGGTCGTCCCTACCGCGTCACGGAAATCGGCGGTCTTGGTGGTTTCGGATGACTTGAAATACAGCACCCCAGAGAAAGAGGTAACCTGGGCGAGGTAGCTTGTCTTTCCGTAGTAGTGCGGATGATCGGGGTCGACGAAGCCGATGAAGCGACCGCCTTCACCAGTCTCAAAGCAAGCCCCGTGATACCCTTCCGAGGAAGGCACTGGTACAGGTTTTCCGGTCGTCACATTTAGCAACGTAACAGGAGGGCCAAGCGTAGAATCATCGTAAGCGCCGCCAAAGTCTGAAGGCAGTCCGGCAATGGGGGAGGATGCCGGAGAAAAACCAGAAGCGGCCTCAAAGAAGTTCGGGTGGCTTGTGATGGGCTCCGAGGTCAGGCCCATGGACCCGGTGACGTTAGGGTTGGTCCAATTCAACGCCGCTTCACCTGTTCCGTTTTTGATACCGATGTATTCGGCGGTGATGGTAGCAATACCAAGCTGATCGTAGACGACCTCAATCTTGTGGACCGCCATGAAGTTAAACTCTGTGATGGGATGCGCGGCTCCGCGGGCAAAGGCGGTAAGCCCGCTGATGGCCTCGGTGCGGTTCATCTTAAAGACGCAACGGCCCGTAAAGAGTCCGTATCCGTCGGTTGCCACGTTCCAGCCAGGCTGGAGCATCGCGGCGGTGAGGGCGTTGCCCTGGTCAATGCGTGCCATAAATTATTTTCCGCTTAGGAGTTTAGCGCGCGAGGGTGCGGCGGTGGACTTGTCTCCCTTGGAGAAGTCAACGGCGGCCACGGACTCCTTGGTGGCGATCATCTGGAGTAGTTCGGTGTGGCGCTTCAGCTCGTCGATTTGCATCTGGGCCATCTCAATAGCGATGTTAGAGCCAACGCCGATTACGTTGCCGTAACCAGTGATTTCACCGGGCTTGTTTTTGCCTGCAAAAG